CAATGACAGGCAAAGTGTCAAAGCAATCCACTGCCGGATATATGACTTGTGCAAATATAAACGCTTCCGGGCCTTTGGCAGGTTGAAAATATGGCTGAAGATTGTGATCCGGCGGTTCTCCATGCAAGGGTATGCGTGTTGGAAGCCGATAACAAGCGGCATGATTCTGAGATAGGGCAGTTGTGGGGCGACGTGAGTACGCTAAAAGCATGTGCCGCCAGCCTGCCAGAGATGAAAGACGACGTTTCCCAAATCCGTATAGCGGTCGATCAGTTCAAGGACTGGATGACCCGCGAGGAAGGAGTCCGGACCGGGAAACAAGCGATATGGGCGACCTATCGCGAGCCTATCCTGAGACTGATCTACTTCTTGGCCAGCCTAGTTGTACTAGGGATATATGAGATCTGGCAGCACCTAGCGGGGACGGTCTGAATGAGGCTCACAGATCTGGATTGGCGGGAAGTCCTGAACGAATGGGAAGTAGGAGACCTCATGTACCTCCGGAGCATCATCGATGAAAAGCTTTCAATGTGCTCGCGGCGCAAGGCAATCATCAGGAGGGAGTAATCATGTCGGTCCTCATCTCGATTTTCCCGATGGCTGGCGAGGTTATAATCTATATCTGGAAGGCCATAGAACCCGACATGAAAGATCCGTTTTGGGAGGAATGAGATGATCACGGATGACGACCGGGAACGGTGGACCGATGAGTCCGCCACCAGTTTCCGTTTATGGGCCTCTGCAGAAAGGAAATCCAAAAGTATCAAGATAACCCAATTCGACCCTTCCCCCGTTATCAGGAAGGTGTTTTATGAAGCCGGCGATGCCCAGCTAGACGTTCTGTCTGAAGAGTTCGGCGTGGGCTATCGCTTCGACTTGAGATCGGCAGAAGCTGAGGCCTGGATCAGCGAATACTCCGGGCAACAGATAAAATACATTTCGGCTACCAACCAGGCGGCCATCCGGCAGATCAAGCTCATCGCATTCCAGGAAGGCATGACCATTCCGGAGCAGAAGAAGCTCATCAAGGAGCATATTGGCCTACTGCCTCAGCACGTGGTCGCGGTGCAGAACTATGAGGCGAACCTGCGAAAGTCTGGGATGGACGAAGGCTCTATAAGCCGGCTGACTGAGAAATACAGAAAAAAGCTCATCAATTACCGGGCTAAGATGATTGGCGTAACCGAAGGCATGGCAGCCAGTAACGAGGGTATCAGGAAAGCCAATGAAGATGCCATGAAGCGCGGTATCCTACCAGCAGACAAATATGAGCAGGTCTGGATTGCATCCGGGCTGCCCAACACCTGTGACCAATGCATGGCCGCGAATGGCAGCGCCGCTCCAATCGGCGGAACATTCCCGAACGGCTCCCGTGGCCCGCCCATACATCCTCATGATCATTGCACAGTCATAATTAGGAGGAAATGATGCCCAGAGTAACATGGAACGGTGAAGCCCTGGCGGCCAGAATCCTGTCGTCCGTGGTGGATGGTGCCGAAGAGTGGGCGCGGGCCGATGCAATGCCGTTGGCCGTAGAGAATTGCCCGATTGACCAGGGCGCGCTCAGAGGGTCTCAGACTGTGAAAAGAGAGGACAATTCTGTAATCATGGGCTTTGGGGGACAGGCCGCACCGTATGCACTGATTGTCCACGAGGACCAGACGGTTTACCATCCAGTGGGGAAAGCAAAATTTCTGGAAGACTCATTCAACGAAAAGCTGCCGGATCTTCCTGAAAAAATCGTAAATAGAATCAAGGGGTCACTATGACTATTGTATGGGATATGATGGATGCTCTGATAGCGGCAGGATATGCTACAGAGTTTGGAGTCGACATATTCTATCACTACTTCCAGCCAGAGCCGACCGCCCAGCTCATGGTCATGCAGAAGCGTGGCCTGAACCCACTTGTGACGGTAGACGATGTGACCTCCCAGCCCGGCCTCCAGGTCTACGTGATAGACAGCGACTTGGAAGCAGCGGAGATCAAAGCCGAAGCTATTTATAATTATTTCAAACTGTTGAAAGGCGTCGTGGGTCAGGCCATCTATGCGTCGGGTGTCCCGGTGTTCCTGGGGCCGATAGGCGATGGCCGATATAAGTTTGTGGTGGACTTCCAAGTATTTGGAAATTAATTCACATGTTTTTATCATTACCAGTTTAGTATAGAAAGTATTACCTCAGAGGTGTAGAAATGACAAGTGCGATTAGTGGAATGAAAGGCTCTCTTTGGGTATGCGCTACAGAAAATGGCTCATACGTAAAATTGGCTGAGTTGATAGACTGCAAACTCAGGATATCCGGGGCGGAGATCGACACAAGCAACGTTGATGACTCCGGGTGGGGCTCGAGCATCGCAGGCGCGAGGAGCTGGGAGGTTAGCGCAAGCAATAACTTTATTGTGACAGATCCAGCCTATATACTCATGATCGCTGCTCAGATCGCCAATTCGGACGTCTGGTGCATGATCCTGACAGACGGCACCCCCACGGCAACCCCCGTCGGCTGGAAGGGCAAAGGCGGCCTGAGCAGTACTGATATCGATGTGGCGGGAACCAAGACCCAGCAGAAAGTCGCATGGACAATCAAGAGCAGGGGCGCATTAGCCGCCGCGACCTGAGGCTGATAGATGACCTCAGCCGTGAGCGGCCTATCCGCCGCTCTTTTTCGGGATGAGCCGGAGGAGTATGTCGTCACGGCGAACCTCGGCTCTAATCGGGATATTTGCTTTGCCTCAAAAAATGGAACAGATGCCAGCGTAGAGATCATTGTCTCCGGAAACAACACGCCTCTGAGCATTTCAGACAGTGGAACGAAGATCACTATCAACAGTGCTACAAACTCAGGGGGAGTGGCCACCAGCACGGCCGCTCAGATTGTAGCCGCATTCAATGCAGATGCTGAAGCGGCTGCTCTCTTCACTGCTCGCCTCCCTCCGGGATCTACTGGCACAGGTGTGACCGGGGCCATGTCCGAAACCACCGCAGCCGATGGGGTCGCCGAGACGGGCCTGGCGTGCACGGACTCGGGTGATGGCCGGACGTTCCAAGCCGCTGCAGGATCGCGGTATTGGGATGACGGCGAAGCTCTAACCGTCTATATCGACGGAGTCAAGGCCACAAGCGGGTTCACTGTAAATTACTTGCAAGGGAAAGTTACTTTTGACAGTGACCAGACCGGCAAGACCATAACCGTTGATTGTGTCCGCCGCTCTCTTTTGGCATTCCAAAAAGTGTTTGGAATGTTCGAGGGCAAGCTGAAGATCTCGGGCAAGGAGATAGACACTTCCTCAGTAGATGATGATGGGTGGGGTTCCTCACTGATCGGCTCTCGGTCCTGGGAGCTAACAGCCGGAACTTTCTTCTACGATGGCGGCATACCTATAACTGCCCTGGCAGTTAAGTATCTGTGGAAGTTCTACAGTGTCCTTTCCACGGTGCCGCTATGCATTGGATGGGGCACTATAACCAGTATCGACAACATGACCGCCAACCCGAACGAAGCCCAAAAGCAAACCATAACCGTGAAGGGCGCGGGCGAACTGTTTATGGAATGAGCACCAAGAGCCGCAATGAAGGGCTTTCTAGTAGCCTGGAGCGGCTCTCCGAATCATTTTTTTAGGAGAGATAAACAATGGAATATGAAATAATTCTTAATGACAGGCCCATTAACTGGACTTTTGGGGCCATGAAGAAGTTTGAACGCGACTGCAAGAACATCCTGCGAAGGATGGATATCAAACCAGCTGCGGACCATACCGGCTATATGCTGGCGAAGTACTCCAAGATTGCAGAGGTTATGGAGGCGGCTGTCTCCGCTGCAACCGGATTATCTTCTGTGGAAGGCAAGAAAGGCGAGCCCTCGGAAGCCAGCCAGGCCATTGACGCCTACCTGCAGGACGGCGGAACTCTTGAAAATCTCCAAAGAGGCATGTATGAAGCCTTCCTGGAGAAAAACGACCCTTCTATTATTCCTCCCTGGTTGGAGGAGATCAGCCGAAACGAGGAAGCGGTGAAAATCAGCCAGGAGAAGGAAGCTCTCCGGGTGGAGATTGCCCGGCTGGAGCTGGAGAACGACCGGAAGAAGCTGGCCGAACTTTCTGGAAAACAGTCCACCGCGTAGGGCTGATCGATCTGGGCCTCCTCCCAGATCAACTATACAATCTTTCTACTAATGAGCTTCGGGCGCTCCATGAGCACCGGATGCAAGAGAAAGCCTGGGAACGTGAGACCGCCGCTTTTGAGGGCTTCTGCGCGGGCGCTGCTTTTGCTTTAGCCTGGAATGGAAAGCTAGGCACCTTTTCAGAGTTCTACTCCACCGACAAGGCGGAGCCCAAGAAAGAAACCACGTCCCAGGAATATATAGACAGATACAACTCCTGGAGCTGATCATTTTTGACTGAAGTCGGGCGAATTACAGCAATCATAGACGGGGACATCTCCAAGCTTACCTCCGCCCTGAACCTGGCCAGGTCACAGGCTACCAATGCCGTCGCCGGTATCGAGACCGGCATGAAAGGCGGCCTAAAGAACGGTCTGGCAGGGATCAACTGGAATGCCCTGGGCATGGACACGGCCAGCGATTATCTCCGGGGCATCACGGCTGGCATGGGGCCGATTGGGACCGCTCTCGAGGGAGTGGCTACTGCGCTCGGGCCTACCGGCATGGTTGCCGTTGCCGCTATCGCAGGCGGGGCAATCATCGCGAAGGCTGCCTATGATGCTGCCTCTGCCTGGGAAGCCGGGATGGCGCAGATCAGCAAGACCACCGGCATAGAAAGGGGTTCGTCTGGCTTCAATGATCTATCGGAGGATCTAAAAGACCTTTATGCGACGATGCCGACAACGATGTCGGAAATCCAGAACGTCGCCAAATCCGCCGGCTCCCTGGGTATCGAGGAGAGCAGCATAGCCGGCTACACCAGGGTCGCCCTTGAGATGGGCTCAGCTTTCGATATTCCTGCAGAAGAGGCTGCGGTAGCCGTCGGAAAGGTCCAATCCCAGCTCAAGAAGCTTCCCGATGGTGTCGAAGATTCGGCCCAATTCGCCAGAAACTTTGGCAGCGCGGTAGACTTCGCCGGCAACAGCATGAATGCCACTGAGCAGGAAGTTCTAGATTTCTCGACCAGAACGGCGGGAGCCCTTTCCCTCCTGGGCGGCTCAGCCTATGAGCTGGCCGGGTGGGGCGGTGCTACTGCTTCGGTATTTTCATCTTCACAGCTTGCGGCTGGAAGCTTCAACGCGGCCTTAACTCAGCTCACCGGCACCACCAAAGGCAGCCAGGAGGCGCAAGCCAAAGCGGCTGAACTCCTGGGAATCACCGCAGAAGAATTTCTTCACCTGATGGCCACAGATCCAACCGACACGATTCTGCGGCTAGGTAATGCCCTGGAGGGGCTAGATCCCGAAGAGGCAACCAAGGCCGCTGGAATCCTGGGCGGTGGATACGGTGACGACTTTTTCAAAAAGATGGTCGGGCATACCGATGAATGGCGCGGAAAAATTGATGAAGTGGTCGCGGCTGGAGAGAAAGGCGAATCGATAGGAAAGTCATTCGAAGCCGGCTCAGAAGGCGCAAAAGCCGCCATGCAGAAGCTTAAGAACAGCATAAGCACCATCCTGATAGACATTGGCGGGCCGATTCTGGCCGCTTTCACGCCTCTTCTGAGCGGCCTTGCGGAAGGGCTCAATAAGATCAGAGAGATAGGCGAGAACCTATGGGGACCGCTCACGACCGTCCTATCCCCCCTCACCGCAGGGGCAGGCATCCTGGCCGGGCACATCGGTACGATGGCCAGGATGAGCTTGGATGCTCTCGTGTTGGCCTCCCAGGCGATCAGCAAGGCATTTGAGTTGGGCGGCAAGTATGCCGAAGCGGTCAAGGCGGAGATACTGGAGATCATCGAGAACAGCGGGCCATTTAAGGCGGTCTCCAGCTTCGTGGATGACGTCGGCGATGCATTCCAGAGGCTCTATGACAAAGTTGCTGAAGTGGTCAGCAAAATAGCCGATGGCCTGAGCAATGCGATCCCAACGGCTATCAAAGGCACCGGGGACGCACTTGGGACACTGGCAGAGAAAGCGGGCCTCGGAGGAGTGGCCGATGCCGCCGGCGGAGTATTTGACTTTTTCGGAGATGTCAACGCTCGGGTATGGGGCGAAGAAGCCGGGGGAGAGTTCGAAGAGGGATTTGAGGAAGAGGTCGAAGACGAAGAGCTAACCGACGCGGTTATCAAAACGCTCACAGGCGACGAAGCGGTGGACGCTTTGCGGAAGTCGGGAAAGAACGCGGCTGATGTGTTCGGAAGTGAGTTTGCGGCACAGTTGGCGTTTTCCGGCCTGAGCGACCTGGCCATGCTGGATATAATCAATCGACAGACTAGCAGCACACACGAATACGGGGGGCTGTTTGGCCGTGGGTCTGGCACCAGGGTAGTGCAGGAAGATGGTATTGAATATTCGATATATTATAGATCAACTAAACTGGATACGGAAGTCTCCCTGAGTGTAGATGGTCAAACAATGGCTTCCGGCTCTGGATATGGCTCGCAAGGAGAAGCCATCCAGGACCTATTCGACCAGGCCGGGTTTCCGCTATCAGAAGCAACTTCGCTCAAGCTCCAGAACAGAGGCGGGGACGCCGCGAAGCTGGAACTGGAATCAGAATTAAACCTATGGGCAGATTTCAACTCAGAAGCAAGCCTTCTGAAGTTCGAAACCGATAACAAGGAAGCTTTCAACAAGGTATCGGATATCGTCAAGACCAACCTCTACCGGGCAGCCAGGGACATCGAACAGAACGGCCAGATGATGGCCGACCTCCTGGGCTCCTCGATGGGGCTGGCAGCCGGTCAGGTCGGTCCGGCAACGCTCGATGAGTCCCTGCAGAACGTGCTCAATGCGATGGCGGATCCTGGTAGCGTCGATACCGCGATCCTGGAGACCTCCCTCTCCCATCTGATGGGTGCGAGCCTGATATCGGCATCGGACAGCGATGAAATCAAGGCGGCAGCGCAGGAAGTGAATAAGAATCTGGTGGGTGGCATGGCCATAGAGCTGCCGTCTTTGGCGGAGATCATCGAGAACCCGAAGCTGATAAATGAGAGCTTTGAGGATATGGCAAAGTTCCAAGAGGGGTATCTGATCCCTCGGATTAGCCAGAATATGGATGACGTGAAGGAACTTCTAACCGATGGCGTCTCGGAAGAGGCTCTTTACGAAGCTTACATTAAGCCCTTGAAAGGCATTGAGGGCGAACTTCCAACCATCCTCCAAGACCTCATAAGAGATCTGGAGGAAGGCACCATTGACATGGAGCAGTTTCTCAAGACCTATTATGAGGACGTTGCTGGAAAGGCGGACGAGAAATCAGCGTCCGCACTTGAGGACATCAAGTCTGCCAATGCGATGTTTTACGGGGAGTTCCTGTCAGATAATGCCCAATGGCAGAGCTACGTAAACGAGTACGGCGGTTATGTCGGGCCAACCAAGCTCTACGGCGCGTACCGCGATGCGATGGATGCGGAGATAGCAGCCGCGCAAAAGGTAAACCAGAAGTACGGAATCTCGACGGTGGGATCTATCGGCATGGTCGCCGAAATCGACACCACCGAAGCCCTATCGGCTACCGAGGAGCTGGTTGCCAGAATCCAGGAATCCCGGCCAGACATGGTCCTGAATCTCGACACCAATGCGGCATACACCCAATGGGGCCACTTGGTTCAGGACATGGAGAACCTGACCATCCGGCTCCCCGTGGAACTCGATATAAAAGTTTATACTCCAGAAATCCGGGCAATTGTGGACGCGGCCATAGTCGATGCCCTTGCATGAGGCGATAAAATGACTGTTGTACCAGATATATATCGAATTACCGGGGCAGCTCCGGGAACGGCTGCTGTCGTCACGTCTCTCAGCTTTGGGGCGTGGGATAGCAATGCATCGCTTGAGTCTCATGCAGTGAGGAGAAGTGCGAGCGGGCGGTCTTATGTGGTCACTCTTGCCATCGGTTCCGCTGCTGGAATGAACGCCACCAGGTTCAAGCTGTGGGGAGTCCTTAGCGGCGGATCGCTGGATGCCAATGTCACAGTGGACATAGCCACGACACTGAAAACCAGCTACGCGCAGGCCACGGGCACGATAGATGACCACGGCAATACGCTCGTTAGCATCTACGGGGGGGCGGTCGAGAACTTCCTGACATATACGGCACTGGCTCCAAAAATCATTAGCGGAACCGATGTAATCAAGACCACCGGCACCGGTCTGTTCACCAAGTACATCCCCCTCCAGATCAATGTCGGGGCGTCCGCTGCACTCGGGGAGCATCCGGCGGACCCAGTGAAGCTCTACATATACGCGGCGGCAGCGGAGACGTCATAATGCAAGCTGGCTTAGGGTGCATGGGCTACTCGTGGGTAGGGACCGATTACCGCCAGGATACCGGCTTTGCTGACCCGGTGGAGATGGAGACTCTGGTCTTTGACTGGATATCGAGCAATCCGGTTCAGGTCCGCACTCTGGTATTCGGCTCTTTCGTGGGCATCGGAACAACGATAGCAGAAGCCACAGAAATCACCGGAAAGCTCTATGACCTCAAGCGAATCGGATATTGGCCGAAGATCAAGGACTACCCGGTGCCGGGCACCAGGAAGACGATCAAGATCCACGAAGGCGCTGAAGGGCCGGGCATCCAATTTCTTGTCAAGTGGCTGACCGACAGGAACGCCGCTTATGCATTCCTCAACCAGCTTGCCCTCATCAAGCCCTCCGATTATGTCCGGTTCTATCACCGAGACTCACTCTGGTATCTCCGGGTGTATATGGCGGGCCATGCGCCATATTTCGAACGCAACCGCTCTGATCAGTGGACGCACGAAGTTAAGCTCTGGTTCGAAGATCCGTACATGTACTCAGAGATCCACCAGGAGTGGAACGTCGTGGCCGGCACCTTGCCCCAGACTTCCGAGGCGATGGACAACTATGGGCATGTAGCGGACGGCTTTGAGGAGATCACCATCACCGGGCACTATGACGGCACCAACCACGTCGAGGATCTGGTGCTCTCTGTGGCGGATGGCTACAGCATGACGCTCTCCGACAAGCTCCTGCCAGATGAGGCCATAACCCTGGCAGTGGACGGCTCCCTGGAGACCTCATGGACTGCAGATATCTCCAGCATGGCGGCTATCAGGGAGTGGACAACAACCCGGTATCTGGTGACCTTCGACACCGACCACGCCGTTATCGCCGCATCCGGTTATGCGATTGTGGATTTGAGCGGACCCTGGCCAACCAAGAAGCCTGTCAAGATGACCGCGACTCTGACACCGACAGGCACGGCTTCGGTTCAGGTATCAACGGATGGCGGGGCCACATATGCTGATGCAGTGACCTATGCCAATATCGAGAGCGGTGTTTCTGCTGTCTACTATCTCACCGGTAGCGGAAAGGTGGCCGATATCAAAATCAAGTTCAATTGCCCGGCGGGCAGCACGATGCTGATTCATGCTCTGAAAATAGAGAGGGAGCTGGATTGCTCCGGGGCAGATCTGCCTGTTGTGGAGCCCGGTGAGGCGAAGGCTTTCACGGTCTCCTGTAATTTGGCCGCATCCACGTCCGCCACAATCAATGGCGAATATCACCCCCGGAGAGAGGCGATTTAGGCCTCTGGTTCTATCTCCGGACCGACCAGGGATACCACCTTCCGGGATCTGGCCCCAGTATTGCTGGATTCTTTCTTATCCAGCTTCTCCTTGATCTCCTGCAGGGAGGCCAGGATTTCGGCATACTGGTCCCCTGAGAGATTGCCGGAGAGAGCTACCAGGGCGGCGGCATAACCGTCTGCGTATCCCTTATCATAGTCGGTGCTATTCTGCGACGTTGCCGCCGCCGGCAGGACCATCAGGCCCGCCGCTAATAGAGCAAATATGGCTTTCATTGCTTTTTCATCCCATCAAATTCTTTAAGAAGGGCGTTTATTGCCGCGTCTTTGGTCGTATAGTCATTCATTACCTGGTATATCTTCAGAATCTTGTTTGACTCCTCATCTACCAACGCATTAATTCTTGGCATAACTAATAATATGTAATATGCATTACTTATACTTTTCGGAGGTTTATGAGTCTTATCTTCAAGGCGACCAATCCCGGCGCTACTCAGCCCACCTGGCCACAGCCCACCGGCTGGAGGCACGAGTCATATTTCGACAAGCCGGATGTTCTTTCGTTGGACCTGGCCGGCTATCATGGCGTTGCTGACCGGGCGATTATCGAGGCCTACATCGCGGAGGAGGCTGACGGGGATAGCTTCTCAGATATCGTCTTCCGGGGCTACCTACTCCCCCCAGATGAGGCAGGGGCGAAGGTTAGCAAGGCCACTATCCCGAGCATAGAGAAGATCCTGGATGGTTCGCGGTGGACTGTGCCGGTCAGGTATCCAGCCGGGACGACCCTGACAAAGATGCTGACCCACGACTGGCCGGCCAGCTCCTCGGAAAAGCCTGGCCTGTTGTGCATGGCCAACCACATGGTGCAACCTGGGTCGTTTGTGCTCCATTCCGGCAACGTCTGGAAGTTGGGGCAGGGAGGTTCATCATTTTTAGGCTCGCTGCAAACGAAACACGTTTTCATAGATTCGGTGCAACAGTCATGGGGATCTTCGGCGGTTCTCTCCAGCGGGCAGTTCTGGCAAGACGCTGATTACCTATACGTCTACTCAGCCCGAAATCCGTATTACTCTATCGTCTTGGTGGAGGGAATTTATGAAACCAATATCAGGCTCGGGGCCATCGAAAACGGCTCGACCGCCTTCGCCTATTCGTGGAGGATCGGAGCGGCCAACGTCTATAAGGAGATAACCCGGCTGATCCTGGCCACTGACCAGGAGTGGCAATTTTCGCATAACCAAGACGGCTATACCTATTTGACTGTAGCGGAATCGATAGGCCGGGGGGCATCGAACACCAATTATCCCACATACCGATACGACCTCTGCGAAATCATCAGGCAGAAGCGATTGACCACCGGCGGAGCCAGGCCTGTCCATGCTCTGAGGGGGGAAGGAATCGGGAAAGGACAGTCGAAGCAATATTATACGGAGGCATCCTTTCCCCAGGGTCTCCGGTTCGTGGAAAGGGCCGAATACTCCAGCCAATTCGCCGATCAGCTCCAAGGGACCATCGGCAAGCTCTATGATAATTACCAAGACCAGAGCGCATGGAAGATCATCGCGGAGGACGATCCTTCTCTGATGCCCGGCGACTGGATTAAGATCGTGCCGGAGTTCGATCAGCCGGTGATCGAGCGAGTAAAACAGATCACCCGCTCAAGCGATTCCCCGATGGTGATTTATGCCGGCCAGAGGCCGCACGATGCTGAAGACCTCCTTCGGGCAAAATTTGATTGGCGCGACCAGATGCAGACGGATCTAGACCTCCAATTCTCATCAATCAACTGCAATGGCCAGGAGAACGTCGACAGTGCTACCCCATGCGACATAATTTTGGAAGTCCCTGAAGACGATTGGGACGATGAGCTAGATTCGACCTGGCTGATGTCAATCAAGATAACTGCTTTCGAATCTTCTGTAAGTGGTGGTGGGGGCGCGGCTACTAACCACGGCGTAGGAAATAACGAAACGTACACCGGCGAAAGTGGCGCGCACAACGACCATGATTTGGGTGGAGTCACCGGGCAGGCCACGAAAGGAAATGTTTACGATATCATCGATTCGGTATCGGTGGACTATATCTATATCGGTGAGCACAAAGTAGTCGAAGACGTAACTTTCTACAACAGTGTCACCCAAAAACTGGCAGGGGAGAACCATATTCACGGTTTTGGCGACTATACCTACCCAGGAACCGCCGATGACCACGATAACCCACTGCCGATCAATCCCGCCCAGCCGATATCAATCACACAATTTGTCAAAAGAGCAGACGGACTAGGCAGCCTGGCCTATGTTACCGTCACAGCACAAATAATCAATTCCAGTTATCCAAGTGGCGTAACGGTGCCGGGCACGCCCTACTATGACGTTGCGATAAACGAAACTATTTCAGATCTGGATGTCCGTGGCCTCATAGTCCCTGGTCAGAACACTGTAAGAATTTCAATAGCCAAATATGGCGGCTCGGGTGATGTGAAGGCCCGCGCACACGTTTCGATAAGCGGAAAGGTCGCACTTAATTACTGAGGTGGATTATGGAGAATATAGCTCTTGAGAAAATCATGGTTGAATTGGAAGACGCCGGAAACGGTCAAAAGAGACTAAAGAGGCTCAAGAACGGACTGAAGCCTATGGAGGTTCTATCTGAATTAATCGCAGAGGAGAACGACGCTTTCAAGAGAGAATATAAACGGAATGGCTTTGATTGGACGATCTATGAAGAGCCCGGTGAACCAGGAGAAAGGCCACATCTGATATTCGTTTTGATTGACAAGACGGCAGGAGAAGACGAACGAAAGCCACTCCGCCGCTTTGTTCTCTGGGACAAAGAGACAGACAAGCCGGTCCCAATACCTTTAAAAATTCCTAACAAGCCTGGAATGCGAACGATGGCCAGGGCGGAAACTCTGGAGCATGTCGGAAACTTCTTAGACTTTACGAAGATGAGGGCGAAGGCAGAAGAGCGCGGCTTGGAGATCAGACACGCCGAATCATGGCACGCGCTTGAGAAGGCAGCCCGCCGGATGGAGGTGTAGGCATGGCCGATATTCCCGAATTAACAGTCGAGCGCGGCTGGATGTGGCAACCCATTTGGGAGACTGCGCGGCAACGCTGGCAAGCCGGCGTCTATTACAGCTCGGGCGGATGCGCCAATGAGCAAGCCATCCCAGATATGAGTATCCAGGTGGACGAACTGGTGGGCAACGGGCATACCACCTCAGCGGGCAACGTCTCGATAGACGCGGCCCATGCTACCCTGGCCAGGATGGATGTCCTTTACCAAACGGCAGCAGGCGCTTTCGCGGTTCACAGGGGGGACGACCTGGCTATAGATGACCCGCTGGGCCTCTATAATCCATCCACACACGCGAATTGGCAAACCCTGGCCTCGCCCTATCCCAAAGCAAGCGTTCCCGCCGGTGTGCCGCTCTACATTATCTTTGTGGCTCCGGCGGTAACTGCGATCTATGATGAGGATCTGATGCCAATCGCATGCAAGGGTCCGATGCCTCCGGCCATTGCATCAGCCGGCACAGGCGTATCAATCGCCGGGCCGGTTAGGATCACACACGACGGGGGCCTATCTCAGGCTATCCTTACGAGCCCCGCGCTATGCGAAATAGATTCGATTGTCGTGCAATGTGCACAGGCCCCCGACGGCACAGTTTCGCTTAATGTGGGGTGGGCGGCGGACACGGATGCACTGATGGCCAACGCGGAAGTCCCTACAACTTTGAACAGTTCGGTCATCAACCATCCCAACCAGGAACTTACATCCGCGACGGCCATAGTCGCAACCGTTGGTGGTTCTGGCACCGTTGGGGAGTGGCTCGTCTGGCTGAAATACTCCGAATATTCACCAGCTTGAGGTAATTTTTATGAGAAAGTTAATACTTATCTTAGCCCTGGCTCTGCTCATAGGCAGCGCGGGGGCCATCAAATGGAGCGGCATTGAGCTTAGGGAGGACGCAAACCTCACGATGGATGACGGTTTCGTGAATGGAACGGGGGGCATCGTTTTCAACGGCACCGCGCCGACTAGCACCGAGGGGGTGTTATATAGCGACTCGGGCATACTGAAGTTCAATGGCGCGTCTGTAGGCGGCAGCGGGTCTCCAGCGTATACGGCAATGATCAAGCAGGTAGACTCTGATTATATCGCATATGCACAGAACGGCACGGCTCTGGCAACTTCTACAAATT